GCAGAGCTTAGAAAGTATGGATTCAATGTCAAGCCAGCTCCCAAAGGGCAGGGGTCGGTAGAGTTTGGAATTCAAAAGGTCAATCAATACAAGCAATACTGGACTAAAGATAGTCTGAACTGTATCAAAGAAATGAGAAATCTAAGATATATCCCAGATAAGGATAATCGTCTTACTAGCAAAATGACACATTTATTCACTCATGGGACTGATGCTAGGCGATATGCTGTAGTTGGTAAACTTGGCGTGAAACGTTGGCTCCCCGTATAGTATGGTATATAGGAGTTTTGATGATGGCCCCAGAAATAAAAGCAAGTAAAAAACGATGTAAGACTTGTCAATATTGGTATGATGATAAAGTATCATTTTATGGTAAATGCAGACACCCTCTTGTATTAAAAGATTGTCGCTATGGTTATCCAATGTCATCTATTATTGTAGATTGGATAACCTCTATGGGTTGCGGTAGATACAAATTAAACCGCAGTAATTCAGGAGACTAATTTGATTAAAGAAGTTTCATTTGGAGTTTATTAGTTTTTACGATTTGGGCAATTTGTGGATGATGTTCTTTCTCATGGCAATTTCTACAAAGCACGATTAAATTATCTTGGCGGTTTTTAGAACTATTGTGACGGGGTTCAAATAAACCTAACTTTTCTTTATGATGCACTTCTAGTGTTTGGGTTGACCCACACCTTTCACACTTATTGCCAGCCCTTTCAAGTGCCAATTTTCTAGCGTTAGACCACCAAAGTAAGGCAAAAACATTTCTAAAATATTCATTGTCACATTCCCTAGAGCAATATTTACTTTGTCGGCCTGTTAATTCTTTCTCACACCAGACACATTGTTTCATACCTAGATTATAGCACCAGGAGACTTAAATTGTCAATAGCTAATATTGCTAGAAAACAGCTTGCTAGGTTTTTATTCCCCTCAAGTTATTCCACTCTACTCATGCCTCGTACGAGGTTCAATTACGCAGCTGAGGTAAACGGCTATCAATCCTCAATCATCATGGCGTGCGTAGGTTGGATACAAAGGACATTCCCCGAAGCCCCCCAGGTGGTAGAGAAAAGAAACGCTGATGATGAATGGGAACAGATAGACCATCCCCTGACCGACCTGATGAATGAACCTAACCCATTTTATGACGGGCTTTTACTTCAACAGGCGTTTATAGCTGATTTAGTAATCTCCGGTAATGCCTATCTTCTGAAAGTGCGCTCCGGGGCTGGCAGACCTGTTCAACTATGGTGGACTCCCTCGACCCTTATCACTCCCAAATGGCCCGAGGGCGGGACTGAATTTATATCTCATTATGAATATTACCCCATGGGGACTCCCGTCAAGATAGACATTAAAGACGTGGTGCATTATCGGCTGGGACTAGACCGGGATAATCCACGCAAGGGGCGATCACCATTACAAAGTCTTTTGAGGGAAGTCTTTACCGATGATGAAGCTGCCAACATGACGGCAGCACTACTTAAAAACATGGGGGTGCCTGGGCTTGTCATTTCACCTACTCAAGAAACCATGATGCAACAGGATGCCGATGCCGTCAGAAATAGAATTAAGGAACTTACCACGGGTGACCGGCGAGGTGAGCCGATAATTCTCTCCTCTGCCACTAAGGTCGATACCTTCGGTTTTAACCCTCAACAGATGGACTTGAAATCCCTTCGGAGAATACCAGAGGAAAGGATAAGTGCCGTACTGGGCGTGCCAGCGATTGTAGCGGGTCTGGGTGTGGGTCTGGATAGGTCGACCTTCTCCAATATGCAAGAAGCCCGGGAAATGGCTTATGAAAGTGGGATTATCCCACTGCAACGCATAGTGGCCTCGCAGACGAAACATCAGCTATTGAGTGAATACACTGATGATTTAGTTAATTATCGTGTTTCTTATGATACCTCGGAAATCCGGGTCTTACAAGAAGATGAGGATAAACTCTCCGTTAGAACCATCCAACAGGTTAGTGGTGGTGTGTGTAAAGTCACAGATGCACAACGGATTCTAGGGCTTCCCATAGACGATTCGCAGGACTTCTATTTACGCAGCTATACTGCCATGCCTGTCAGAAGCGTAGAGGAAGAACAAGCTACTGAACTAGCACCTTTGAGTCTTTCGGGCATTCAGGTTGAGGCAGCCCAGAATATTATAGCCAACTTTATAGCGGGTCAAATACCCGAGAGTGTGGCTATTGAACTTCTTATCGCAGTCGGCATCCCTCGTGAAAACGCAGAGCGCATGATTGCGGATTCCCGTAGCTTTACTCCCGAACCTACTAGCGAAACACCGCAAATACCCGAAGAAACTGAAGTTATACCATCTAAATCTGTAAAAAAAAACTGGACTGAAGAACAAAAGACAGCTT